AAACTGGCCCCTCAAGCATCAACCCCCCAAACTTCTCGAGGTTCGTGAACCTGGACACGTGGTGCCCGTTCCCGTTCCCGCAGTTCCCGTTCCCGTTCTACACATCCTATTATGGTTAGAGGATCAGGTCCTGTAGCTGGCTGCGCGGGCCGTGCCAGTTCCCGTTCCCGTTACAAAGTCCAGATTTCTGGGCTTTTTTAGTCAGGAGGCACAGGATGGCCAGGGCCGCACTGGCTTCTGCCAGTTCCCGTTCCCGTTGCAAAGGTTGGTTTTCTGGGGTTTCTTGAGTTAAGAATATTTCCGGCCCTGCGCGCAGCGGGAAAACGCCTCTCAAAAAATCCCAGTTTTCTGCGTGTTCCGTGTCCCATCTGGCTGGCAGCATGGATCCAGGCATGAGCTGCATCAGGGCTTGACATTCCTGGAAGCCCTGTTATATTATCCTGTAAACAACGGAGTAAACACATGAATCTAAGAAAACTAAAAAAGCTAAATAAAAAATATTTTGCAGCAGGTACCAAAGAATTTTTTGGCGACCTATATTATAAGGTAATTAATTTGGGCAGCGAAAGCTTCCTGATGACTAAAACTAAAAAATGGCACCTAAACAAACCTGTCTATATTATAAAGCCGATTAACGATTATGGGGAGATTGGTCAGGCTATCATAGAAGAGGATGACATGTACCTTGCAATTAATAAAATAAGGTATCAGGAATAGTGGGTGCCTTTCTCGCAATCGTTGCCATGTTTGTGATGTTATATCCAAAGGGTGCAATGTTGCTCGGCATCTTTTTAATTTTATTTATTGCTTGGTTGATCTAAGTCCCGTTCCCGTTCCCGTTGCAAAAAGTAACGGATCTTGTCTAGTTAGTTACAGGATGGCAGCCGTGCCGCCGGAGCGGGAAATGAGCTTTCGTTTCAAAAAAGCAAAAAAAAATTTTTGACAGGTGCTATTATATATACTATAATTATCGGATAACAAACGGAGAAACAAATGGAAGAATTAACTAAACTAATGTTACAAGATCCACATTTTGTGGAGGCCTTGAAAGATTTTGAATCGAGAGGTTTTATAAAAGTAAAGAAAGAGGGCATTGAAATACTAGACAAAGAAGGTCTGATGAAATACTATCAGGACTTCGGAAAAGCCCCTGACCATTTCCCAAAGGTGGTGGAAGATGAATAGCTATTATGTAATTCACGTCAACTATGGTAAGAAAACTATAGAAGCTAGTACGACCTATGAGGCGTGTAAAAAATATGCCGACCACTTTGGTTTGAGAAGTACAAGAGGCATAGATGCGTATCTAATGACGCAAGAAGGGAGGGTAGCTGATGTCTAAAGTAAAAAAAAGAAAGCTATCTACACCAAAACAATTAGAAATAGTAAAAGCAGAAATGGACAAATTAAAAAAAAGACTTAAGTCTAAAGATGTGTCTGCCCCTAATTTTGTTTTTGGTACTCAATATTACATAACTCAATTTGCACACGACACTGCACCATCTTGTAATTTTGCTACAATGGTTTTAATTGGAGCTATGAATAGTTACCTTGAGAATGCAGTAGAAAAACAAAATAGTTAATTTAGTTCCCGTTCCCGTTTCAAAAGGGAACGGGTTTTTTTCTTTTAGTTAAGTTTCCAGCCCGGCGGCGCACAGCACGGGTGGGAAATCACATCTTGGTTTGTCCTACATTTGGAAATAAAAAATCGTTTGCATTATCCGATATATATAGTATAATTATA